TTGTGGAAACTGGTATTATATTTTTTTCGTTGATACCAGAAAAACAAAATACGAACATCTACGGAGAATCTACAGATAAGATATATGAGCCAGGAATACATGCCAATGCTCTAATTCAGCATGATGACGAGATGACTGAAGATGACGACTTTGGTCCAAATGTATATCAGAATATAGTTGCCGCATTTTATAGAAATACACTTAAAGAAAAAGATTTTTATCCTGAAAGAGGTGATTTGGTAAAATATTATAATGCATATTATGAAGTAACACAAGTAATAGACAATCAATTATTAGCAGGTAGAGTTGGATTACCACATTCAATACTTTGCACAGCACAAATGGTGAATAAATCAAGTATAAATGTTCGTGAGGAAAAATAACATGAAGAAAAAAATCGATATAAATAAAATGATAAAGGAAGAACTTCTAAAAGAATTAAATGATAATCTTTATATAGTTGGATTAATTGTTGAGCAACTTTCGAAATCAGATAGGTTATCTGTTGTGTCTATGAGAGATGAAATTTGGTTTACAGATAAAAGCAATGGAAAAACATTAAAATTTAGGATAAAAAATGGCCAGAAGATTTGATGATTTACCAAGAGTATCTGAGAACGTAGTACAAGAAGATACGACGAAAAGAGTTGCTGATGGAAATCTCCGTATGGATGATTTGACTGAAACTCCTGCTGAAAAACCATATTCGGTTGGTCTTTATGATATTGATGAAGCATTGGGATTTTTCTTTGATGAAATATTAAAACCAACAGTAATTGAAGGTGGTCAGACTGTTCAAATTCCTGTAATATACGGCTCACCAGAACGATGGAATTCAATGAAGCAACAGGGGTATTATAGAGATGGTAAATCGAAACTTATATTGCCGTTAATAATGTATCGCAAGACAAATATAACAAGAAATGATGCTATGTATTTTCCGAGATTGGACCAATTATACTATATATCAGCAAAAAAATGGGACACTAAAAATAAATATGACAACTTCAGCGTATTGACTGGCATAGATGCGAGATTGAAAACTGGATGGCAAAACGAAACAGATAAATATGCATTAACATCAATACCGAATTATGTAATAATAAATTATGAAGGTATTATTTGGACATCATTTATAGAGCAATTGAATAAAGTAATAGAAAAAATCACTTTCAAAGATAGTACGTATTGGGGAGACCCAGACAAATTTAAATTTAGAACAGAAGTTGAAGGATTTGATACTGCAGTTGAATTAAATACAGATTCAGAGAGAATGGTTAAAGCCAATTTTACTATGACTTTATATGGATATATTTTACCAGAAGAAGTTGATGGTAAATTAACTACACGAGTTTCTTTAGCACCAAAACGTATTGTGTTTGGTATTGAAGAAATAATTTCACAGGGTTATAAAATTCCTATATCAACACTATCGTCAGAAATAATATGAGGAGAAATATATGAGCAAGTTATTAACCGAACAAAATTTTAAAGATGCTGCAGATACATTACAAGTAGAAGTTGCGGCAATAAAAGCAGTAGCAGATGTTGAAAGTCGTGGAGACGGATTTTTAGACAGTGGAAAGCCAAAAATACTATTTGAGGCTCATATTTTCAGTAGCAGAACTGGCCACAAATATGATGAAACACATCCAAATATAAGTTCAAGAAAGTGGAACAAAAAATTATATAAAGGTGGTGAGAAAGAATATACAAGACTTGATGAAGCAAAGGTATTAGATAATAATGCAGCATTAAAATCTGCAAGTTGGGGTAAATTTCAAGTAATGGGATTTAACGCAGAAACTTGTGGTTGGCCGAATGTCGAGACATTCGTTGCCGACATGTGTAAAGATGAAAATGAGCATTTAAAAGCATTTTTAGGTTTTGTAAAAGCAAACAAATTGACAAAATACTTACAAGAGAAAAATTGGGCAAAATTTGCAGAAGGATATAATGGCAGAGAATATGCACAGAACAAATATGATATAAAGATGAAAGAGGCATATGAGAAATATTCAAAACAAGTGATTGTTGAGGAACCTAAGCCAGAAGTAATTCCAACGACAGACCCGACAATAACTTTTGGTGGTGGCAAGTCTGATGGTTCTGGAGCAAGTGGAGAGTATTAATTTCATCATATAAATATACATTTTTTACATTTTCTTTCATAAAAAATGCATTTTCGGGTTTTTTGATTATACTTATAATTACAATAATTTTTATTCAACAACAATATATTTGGGAGGTTTTATGGCAGATGCAAAGAAGTTTTCAGAAGATGATATGACTAAATTAAAAGCATTACAAGATAGATTTAATAATATAGTTTTACAATTTGGTCAGATTGATATTGAAATAATTAAAAATAAAACAGAATTTGATAGATTGACAGCATTAAAATTGAAATTAGAAGAAGATTTTAAATTGCTAAAAGCTGAGGAACAAGCTATAGCAGCAGAATTAACAAAAACATACGGTCCCGGTCTTTTAGACCCAAGAACTGGAGAGTTTACACCGCAAGAAATTCCAAACAAATAATATTAAATTAGGAGAAAGATAATGGCAGGAACGTCAGAAATATTAATCAGTCCTGGTGTATTTACACAAGAAAACGATTTGAGTTATTTACCACAAGGTATCGCTCAAATTGGTGCAGCAATCATCGGACCGACAGTAAAAGGACCCGCTTTTGTACCAACACTTGTACAAAGTTATACAGACTTTACAGACAAGTTTGGATATCCAGATGGCAAAAGCTATGTACCTTACACAGTAAGAAATTATTTAAAACATTCTGGAAGAGCAACTGTAGTTAGAGTTGCAGGCATCGAAGGATATTCAGCAGATACATTAAACGTCGTGTTTTCAGCAGGTTCCGGTTCACTTTCAGGAAGCACATATCTTTCAGCAGTAATTGCATGTGGATATGATTCAGCAGTTACTATGAGTGACTGGACAATTTCAGCACCTGCAATTGCAGCAGACCCATTTTCATTTGAATTATCATCATCTGTTGGTGATGGAAAATATACATGTTCATTAGACCCAGATAGCGATAGCTATGTATCATATGTTTTAGGTACAGCTCCTGACAGTGGCAGTACGAGAAGTATTTATGTATATGCAGTTGATAATAATGATGTAGTAGGAACACAAGTAATTTCAGCATCAGCAGTAGGAAGTTCTTCTTGGGCAGATATCACAGCGTCAGTATTAACTGGAACAGACGGTATTGTATTAACAGGAACATCAGCAGCGCCGGCATACGCAGAACCAGAAACTCCTTATATCGTATCACAATTAAGTACAAACCTATTTAAGTTCATTCATTTCAACGCAGGCCAATCAGATGTATATATTTCAATAGAAAATATTAAATTTAGTGGTGAGATTGGTGGTACAACTTATGGTTCATTTAATGTATTAGTAAGATTAGTTGGTGATACAGATTTAAAACCACAGATACTCGAAACATTTGCAAATTGTAATTTACAACCAGATTCGCCTGATTTTGTCGCAAGAAAGATTGGTGACCAGAGACGTTGGGTAGCAGATGATGCAGACGGTAATCCTAAAGTTTATGTATCTGGAGATTTTACAAACAAAAGTAAATTTGTAAGAGTAGAATTGGGCGATTCATATGGTGCAACAGAAGTACCATTCGGATTTGGAGAATATTATACTCCTGTAGTTGGTGAGAGTAGATTTACATTATCACACAGAACAATGCAGAAAACTGATGAAGCTGATACAGGCGCAGCAGCAACAAGTTCATTCAATTTCAAATATTATCTTGGATTCGATTTCTCGGATACAGACAATAATTTTGTATTGAAACCAATTCCAGCAATACCAGTTTCATTAGGAACAGATACAGCATTCTTGTTAAGTGATGCACAGATGCAATCGGGAAGTGGCGCAAACACTGGAACAGTAACTTGGACAACATCAGCACCAGCAAAAAGCAGAAGATTTTCTGTTGCATTACAAGGTGGTTATGATGGCTTTGACCCTGTAATACCTAAAAATGTTGGTTCAGGAATAACAGCAGCAAACGTAATGGGACTTAACTGTTCAACTCCTGTATCATTAGGAACATTAGCATACAAAAAAGCAATTGATACCGTTGCAAACCCAGACGAATTCGATATAAACATGTTAGTACTACCAGGTATATTAAATATCTATCACGGTTCAATAATAACATACGCCGATGATATGGCATCAGGTAGAGGTGATACATTCTTCTTCTTTGACCCGGTTGGATTAGAAGCATCAGTAGCAGACGCTATCGACGCAGTAACAGGCATCGATTCAAATTATTCAGCAACATATTATCCTTGGGTTAAGATGTACGATAACGACAACACAAAATACTTGTGGGTTCCACCTACAGTTGTTATTGCCGCAGTTATGGCATTCAACGATAAAGTTGGAGCACCGTGGTATGCACCTGCAGGATTAAACAGAGGTGGTATATCAGAAGCAACTCAAGTATATACAAGATTGACACAAGCTGAGAGAGACAATTTATATGAAGGCAGAGTTAATCCTATTGTAACATTCATCAATCAAGGTATTATAACTTGGGGACAGAAAACACTTCAAGTAAAAGCATCAGCACTTGATAGAATCAATGTTCGTAGATTATTGATTGAGTTAAAGAAATATATTGCATCTGCAACAAAGTATCTTGTATTTGAGCAGAACACAGTACAGACAAGAACTCGATTCATTAACATTGTAACTCCGTATCTTGATTCAGTACAGCAAAAGCAGGGTCTTTACACATTTAAGGTTGTAATGGATGAAACCAACAACACACCTGATGTAATTGACAGAAATACGATGGTTGGAGCTATTTGGTTACAGCCAACTAAAACTGCAGAAATAATTAAGATTGACTTCAATATTACACCAACTGGTGCAACATTCGGAGCATAATTTAGACAAAATATTCGATAAACGATGATTAAAGCCCGCTATTTTATAGCGGGTTTTTTTATATTTTTATATTTATTATTATATAAAAGGAGACTTATTATTAAATTATATCATACATTTGAGTCAAAAAATGGATTTGATTTAAATAAAATTGATTTCAACCGTGGAATTTTTACACTTAAACCATGGTGGGTTGGCAGAGAAGAATATAAACAATATTCTGCATTTCATCCCAACGAATTTGGAGATAAAGTTGTAGAATTGGATATTGATGATAGTATGAAAACATTTGTTGGTGATGGACAACTTGAAGTATTGGAAGACTTTTTTCCTGAGAGTGAAAATACGAAGAAAGTTATAGATAAATTTGAAATGGGCACGATTGAAAGAGAAGACTGGCAAAAACTTGATACTTTTATTGGAAAATTTTTAAAGAGAAAAGGATACAAACTTATACACTACACAGACGAATCAATGTATGGTGATGTGTGGGTAATCTTAGATAAATCTGCTATTAAAAATGTGAGGTACGAAAATGATTAAATTAAAAATTATGTTAGACGAGGCAATCACCGAGCCAATTTATGCTGGTGATATTCTTCAAGTTAGTGTTTGGAACCGCTATAAAGGTATAGCAGGCGTATCAAGTAAAAATAGAATTGGGTATGGTGTTGTTGTTGGACTTTCACCAAAAAACGAAAGAGACAAAAATTATACTTTTAGAGTATATGGGTGG